AGTTCAGATCAAAGGAAATTTTTTATACCGTGGAACCGAATATCTTGAAACTTCTGATATTTATGACTATGAATCTAAGACATATAAAAGATACTATGTGAAAGAAGGAGTTAAACACGACAGCTATATAACAATGACTATGACGTGTACTGATTATGAATTATTTCTTAAACATTATGACATATTAGATATGGTTATTATGGACGGGTGTTGGTTTTATAAGGAAATAGGGCTGTTTGATGCTTATATGAAGAAGTGGAAACAAATAAAGCAAACCAGCACAGGAGCAAGAAGGGAGTTAGCAAAACTATATTTAAATAATTTATATGGAAAATATGCTTCTAGTAGCGATAGTTCATATAAGATTCCTTACATCAATTCAAAAGATGTATTAGGTTTTGAAATGGTAGAAGAGAATGAGAAGAAATTAGTTCATATAGCAATAGGATCAGCAATAACGTCTTATTCAAGAGCGTTTGTTATAAATGCGGCACAGCAAAATTATTACGGAGTAGATAAAGACGGTTTTATATATGCTGATACTGATTCGATTCATTGCAGTGGTGACCCCAAAACTATTAAAGGTGTTCGAATACACCCCACAGATTTTTGTGCATGGAAATTAGAGAGTTATTGGGATAAGGCAATATTCGTAAGACAGAAAACCTATATAGAACACGTAACGCATTCTGACGGTGAACCAATCAAACCTTATTATAATATAAGATGTGCTGGAATGTCGGATACAGCAAAAGAAGAGTTTATTAATAATCACGTAATGGAAGATTTTAAAGAGGGCTTACAGTTATCACATATGCTTAAACCAGTAAGAATGCGTGGTGGAATAGTACTTGTAAACAAAGGGTATAAGATGAAGAAAACAATAAAGGAGGATTGAAAATGATTAGAACCACAATAAACAGGGTAGCACTTAAAGCCTGTGAAAAATGTCCTGAAAAATTAATGTGTCGTAAAGAGGATTGCAAGGATTTCAATATTATTCTAAATAGATTACACGAGTATGAAAGTATAGGGTTAGAACCATCGGAGATAAAAGATTTAATATTAAAGAAATGTTTCACGTGAAACATTAAAAGAGGACTTAAACAAGTCCTCTTTCTTATATCTTAACATAGGTTGTCACGAATCGTATCACCACAATACAAGTAAGTGCTGGCGGCTTTGACCCCGTGGTTTCCAGACAGCTTAGACGTAACGCACCCTATGGAGATATCTAATATGAAATTAGAGTTAAAAATGCTTCTTTACTTTCTAAGTTGCTAAACCTTATACAGCCACGGTTAAAGAAGTTTCTATAAGCCGTAATAAGGAAAGAATTGTTAGCAAGCATAACATAATTTATATTATGATCTTCTGTTGTAACTGATATCTTTTTTGGAAATGTTTTATCTGCCTTGTGTGACACGTATACTATCCCATCATTGGGGTACTCAATAATGCCAAAATGTTTGTCTTGATATTTTATAGTAAGAACGTAATTACCCCTTCCCATTGGTGGAGAGATAAAAGCTTCATTATCATTAAGATAAATATTTTGTGATGCGTAAGCTACGTATTTACTTTCACTGAATGCACGGTTAAAAGCACTCGATTTTAGCGCATCAGCGGCAGATTCAACGTAAGCACGTTCAAGCACATATCCATCACCACGTAAAAATTTTGTTTCCTTTTTAAGCTTGGTGGAAATACCTAAGGCCGTGTAATAAGGATTAATGAGTGATACCGAGTTAGAAGCCATGTAAAAAGGCAAATATTTTGTTTGCTTACCATTACCTCGGGCTAATGAGGTGTGTACAGAAATAAGTTTGTTAATTTCGTTAGAGCAATAATGGTTAGTCTCGCTTTGATATTCGTCCATGAATCCACGTTCAACGTCGCATAGTAAATGTGAAAACTTTTTAATCTGATCGGCGTTGTTCAACGAAATGGCATATCCACAATTCTTATCATTCAAATACAGTTCATGATAAATACCTTTAGCTTTAGACACTGTTGAAAAATTATCTGTAGGAAAAAACAATGTTTTTATATCCTTAAAGAATTTATCACCTATCTCACATAGTTCATAAGAAAATCTATTGATTAGAATAAATTTACCTTTACCTTCTTTAAACTTTTTTACAAGGTATCTATTAAACCAAGTTGTTTTTCCAGCAGTTCGGTTACCATCACACATAATAAGTTCTGGTTTATTTCCGTTAATGTCCATAAGACTTAATAATTTTGTTCCGTCATAATAGGCCATAGTCGCAAACCCCCCTCTACTTTATTATATAAAATATTGATTGAAAAGTCAAGCCATTTGTGGTATAATAAAAGGGAGGGGGTGAGAAGTTGGACATTGCGACATTGTTGCAAAATTACGCATTTCCGATAGTCTGTTGTATTGCTATGGCCTGGTATGTGTACGACCGTGGTGAAAAAGAGAGACAGGACAGAAAAGAAGAATCGGAAAAGCACAAAGAAGAAGTAGACAATTTATCAGTCTTAATCAACAACAACACGTTAGCTATAAACAGACTGATAGACAAATTAGGAGGGTGAAAATGTTTAACGGTATCGACGTGTCAAAACATCAGGGAAAAATTGATTGGCAGAAAGTTAAGGATAGTGGAATTGATTTTGCTATTATAAGGGCAGGATTTGGAAAAAATAACATTGATGAATATGCACATTACAACGCATTAAGATGTAACGAATTACATATCCCTATAGGATTTTATTGGTTCTCATATGCCCTTAATGAAGAAATGGCAATTAAGGAAGCTGAATATTTGCATATGTTTGTAAAAGAACACTTGACGGAAATGCCTGTGTATTACGATTTTGAATATGATTCAGCTTCATACATGAGTAGGAACGGCGTTAAAGCTACACCAGCTTTAATCAACAAAATGACACAAGCTTTTTGCAATAGGTTAGAGGAACTAGGTTGCTATGCTGGTTTTTACGCAAATAAAGACTACTATAATAACATCTATAACGCTAAAACTAAGAAGCTTTATGATTTATGGTTAGCTGATTATAGTGCTACGAATTTAAAAAGCCCTAAGTTAATACAGACTACGTCCAAAGGAACAGTAGCAGGTATTAAAGGATACGTAGATATGGATATCGCTAACATTAATTTTCCTGAATTGTTACACCGTAAACACTTAAATCATTTATAAGGAGGTAAAGAAAATGGCATCAAGAAAATGGTCTTCACAGGCTAGAAGAGATTTCAGAGAACGTGCTGAATATCGTAAGGCTAGAGGTGAAGAAGATAGGTACAGAAGAAGCCGAGAGGATGACAGGCGAGGAAGAAGAGATTACCGAATGGAAGATGATCGCTCCCGGCGTGAAGAAGATGCAAGAGAAGATAGACGTGAAGAACGTGGCTGGTATGACGATATAGAAGATAGATTACGTAACGGTGATGACAACACTGATTACGATGGATTGTATAACCAGTTACGGGAGAGATACGATTGGTATGAGGAAGAACTTGATCGTTATGATGCAGACTATGATGACCTGGTTGCAGAAGTTGATCGATTAAGAAATGACAACCGCCGCTATTTCATGAGAGAAGCAAGATACAGAGATGACAGACCAGGCGAACGTGAAATAGAAAGAGAACAGAATGAAGACATAAGAGACGACGGAAAAGAAATGACGTTTGATGACTTATGGAAAAAAGCAAAGGAGGATTAAATAATGCCAGTTAAAAGCCAGTATAGCGCTAAAGCTTATAGCGCCATTCCTAGTGGAATTGATGTTTTAAATGTTATCAGAAGTGAAGCTTCTGCCGCATATCAGGAAAGAGTTCCGGTTGCTACTCAGGATAACATTGCAGAAGTTGGTAACCCTATTATCAATTTTGAAGCCACAAGAAACGAATTTTTAAATGCATTGGTTAACAGAATTGGGTTAGTTATTATTACTAGCCGTATGTACAACAACCCATTAGCCAGATTTAAAAAAGGATTAATGTCGCTTGGTGAAACAGTAGAAGAAATCTACGTTAATCTTATCAAATCAGAGCCATATTATCTGGTAGACGATCAGGGGAAATCGGCTTGCCAGGATGAATTTGAAAGAAGATTGCCTGACGTTCTTTCAGCATTTCATAAGAGAAATAGACAAGATAAGTACCCGGTAACAATTCAGAATGACGATTTAAGAACAGCGTTCCTTAGTTACCAGGGCGTTGAAGACCTTATTTCTAAAATCATTGAAGCTGTTTACACCTCAGATCAGTACGATGAATTTTTATTGATGAAAAATGTATTCTTTGAAGCAGGGTCAAGGGGAGCACTTAGAGCGGTTCCAGTAGCAGGACTTGATTCAGACGTTAACGCTAAAAAGACTATGACAACATTCAGAGCTACTTCATTAGATTTAACATTCATGAGAAATGACAGCAACTTGATGGGTGTGACAACTCACACACCAATTGATGAACAGGTAATTTTCATTTTATCATCTGTAGCGGCTACTGTTGACGTTGAAGTTCTGGCTTCTGCGTTTAACATGGATAAGACCAACTTCATGGGTAGAAGAGTAATAGTAGATGATTTCGGTGGTCTTGAAAAAGAAGGTGTAATCGCTATTACAGCGGATGAAGATTGGTTCATGGTATTCGATAATTACTTAACAATGACAAGTGATTATGTTGCATCAAGATTGTACTACAACTATTTCCTTCATCATTGGGAAACATTATCTTATTCTCCGTTTAAAAACGCTGTAGCTTACGTTACTCAGGCTCCAACCGTAACAAGTGTTACTGTTACACCAGGGACAGCAAGTGTCACTAAGGCTACTGGTGGTAGTGTAAAATTCTCTGCCGCAGTAGTTGGAACAGGTCTGGTAAGTCCACAAGTAACATGGACAGTAACAGAAGATGAAAACGCCGCTATCGCATCAGACGGAACTTTAACAGTCAAACCGGGTATTACAGTTAATAGCTTAACTATTACAGCAACAAGTAAAACAGATAACACTAAGACAGGTACAGCAACGGTTACATTAACGTAATGGGGGTACAGTATGATATTTGCACCTGAGACAGTGGTACACTTGTTAAGAGATGTTCCGCTGGACAACACATATAAAAATCAATTAACGTTTGCTTCACTAGAATCTCAGGTTAATTATTTTGTGGGTAAAACAAAATATACAGTGAACGCTATGACATATCAAAGACCTTTTACGCATATGGCTGTTGAAATGAAGGCCGATGATTTATACGACTGCAATTACATTATGTTTCAAAATACAGCATATTCTAATAAGTGGTTCTTTGGATTTGTCACCGCTGTTGAATATAAAGCCGACACCGTTACATATGTTCATTTCGAAATAGATGAATGGCAAACATGGTATTTTGATTTAACTATTCACCCTTGCTATGTAGAAAGAGAGCATGTAAATAGCGATAACGTAGGTGAGCACCTTATTGATGAAAACCTTGCTATTGGTGATTATGTGACTAACGGGTATGGTTCTATAGATTTTAATGATCTAAGAATAATTGTTGCTTCTACATTAGACTTAACAACATTAGAGGATATACAAGGCGGTGTATACAATGGTATTTATAGCGGAGCTATTTATTATGTTATTAATCCTAATAATAGTGGACAAATGATGTTCTTAGAAGCGGCACTTGAAAGATTGGCAGATCGTGGCAGATCAGATGCTATTGTGGAAATGTATATGTGTCCAGAATCTATATTAGATTATGATAAAAGCAGTATGCATATGAACACTTCCAAGCCGTCGTTTGAGAATTATTACAATATACCTAACACAAGATCTTTAAATGGCTATGTACCTCACAACAATAAATTACTAACCTACCCTTATAGGGGGTGCGTAATGGGAAGTGTGACAGGCGGCGCAATTACATTAAAGTATGAGTTCTTTAACGGGACGCCACGTGTTAGATACGGTGGAGGTGCTCAATCATCTTCAGGTATATTCTGTTGTCCAGAAAATTATAAAGGTGAAGTATCTGCTGTTGGTGAAAGTGTTACTATTACTAACTACCCCATGTGCTCATGGCTTAGAGATAATTACTCTAACTGGAATGCCGTTCAAACGATAAGATCAACTTATGCTGTTGAAAATGCAACATTTAAGGGAATAGCTTCACAGGTTAATTCTGGGTTTAATTCCCTTGGTGACAGTATGAGCGGTAATTTAGCGGCTCCATTAACTAATGCTGTTAATAGTGCCTATGGAACATTGATGGATTTCTATGACATTTCAAGAGGTTTGCAAGAAGAACGAGAAATTATGCAGATGGTTCCAAATAGCTTAAAAGGTAATGCTACTTCATCCCCGGTTATAAGCACCGGAAACTATGTCATAATTTTTGAAGAACGTTCCATTACAGCTGATTATGCCAAAACTATTGACGGGTATTTTGATGTATTTGGATATAAGGTGTCAAAACTTAAAGTTCCTAATGTTAATGGTAGAAAGTATTGGAATTATGTAAAAACTGTTGGAGCTGTAATAACGGGTTCAATACCTAGGCCATCAATAGATAAAATTAAACAGATGTTTGATACTGGTGTAACATTTTGGCATGGTGATTATGTAGGACACTATGAGTATGATAACTCAATAGAAGGAAGCCCAACCCCACCTACAACATATGTTGTAACTGTTAATAACGGTGGTGGAAGTGGAACTTATGAAGCCAATACAAGAATTAATATTTCTGCTAATGTGACAGATGATTTTAAGGAATGGACATCTAATGCTGGGGGAAGTTTTGATGATGCAACACAACCAATAACAGTATACACAACACCAGCTAATAACGTTGTTTTAACTCCAACTTATAATACACCTACACCCCCTGAACCAACAGGACAGAGAATAGATGAATATGCCAGGCAGTTTATAGGTTCGGTTGAATGGGATGCTAATGTTGGATTATGGCAAACTTGGTATTATGGAAGTTATGTTAAAGATGCTTGGTGCACAACGTTTATAACATATTGTGCGGCTATGGTTAATGTGGGAGATCAGGTTCCTAAAAATGCGGCGGCGCAAAGTTTATACAACGCTATGTATAGATTGGGTAAAACATGGTATGCGGAAGAAGGTGGAAGATTACCTAAACCTGGGGATATTTGCTTCTTCATAACAAGTCAATCTGTTACAGTTTTACATCATTGTGGTGTGGTAAGTAACATGGGTAGTGACGGTGTAACCGTAACGTATATATCCGGTAACACAACTAACCCGGAAAAAGGCCAACCTGACGGTGTATTTGAAAAAACAACAACGATAGGAAAAAAAGATGGAACATTCATAAGATATTTTGGTTCAGTAGATTACACATTATAAGGAGGTGGTAAATTGGGAAAACAAAATTTTGATTTAAATGGGTTAAGCTTTAAGAAAAATGAAACTCAGTGGCTGAACGATATGACATTTTTCGATTACTATACAAGGCTTAAAGAACTCGCCATTAACAGATTTGAATGGATTAATTTGCCACCAACCTGTGATGCTAGATTCTTAGAACTGATCCTTTTTGAATTTGGGTATGCACTTTTCTTTAGACACAAAATTAACAATGGGTTCTTTACCTTGCAATGCACGTTGGGTGGAAGATTTAATTTGTACAGAGTTCCAATCAATAGAAGGGCTTTTTCAATCACAGGTTTTAATCAGGATTGTGATGACCTGGACAGTGTTATAATTTGGAATAATTATTTAAGACAGCCAACAGCCTTAACTATTCAGTTATTCGCTCAAAGATTAACGGAAATAGAAAGAACAATCAACGTTAATCTTAAAGGCCAAAAAACTCCCGTTTTATTATATGGATCGGAAGCTCAACAAAAAACCTTACAAAAAGTGTATCAGCAATGGGCTGGTAATGAGCCTGTTATTTTTGGAGATAAGAGATTTCAGGAACAACCTATTACGTGTATTAGAACAGAAGTTCCTGAGCAATACCCGAATCTAATGAGAGCAAAAAATATAATCTGGAATGAAGCTATGACATTTCTGGGTATTGATAATGCTAATACCGATAAAAGAGAACGTCTAATTACAGATGAAGTTGAAAGTAATAATGAACTTTTAAGCGCTCAAAGGTCTACAGCACTTAACGCTAGAAAAGATGCTTGTAAAATGATTAACAATCTTTTTGCTGACGAATTGGATAAAGAAATTGATGTAAGATTTAGAGAATATGGGGAGGTGAAAGAATGGCAAGATACACAACAGAACTCAGATCAATCTGTGAAACAATCACCGGACTTACCGCCGATGTCGGACTAACAGATACCTATAGTGTAATAGATAAGGCCGTTCCGCTTATATTTAGTTTTGATTATCCTATATTCGATAATAATTACAAAACAGCGTTAGAAAAGAAAATTCTTAAACATTATTACTTTAGGGAAATAGGTTTAGAAACATATGGAAAGTGGAAGTTCTTTCTTGATAGGAAACTTAATGAAATTATGCCACTATACAATCAGTTATATAAAAGTGCTTTACTTGAATTTAACCCTATGTATGACGTGGATTTAACAAGAACTCATAATCGCAAGGAAGATGAAACAACCAATGTTAATGGAACATCAGAAAACACTTCTACTTCCAAGGCCACAAGCGAAACAGATATCCATCAAACAACTAATTCTACCACAGATGGCACAAGTAGTAATACTAGAGCTGACGCTTTTTCAGATACTCCACAAAGTTCTTTAACAGGGGTGGATAACCTAACTTATCTAACCAATTATAGAAAGATAAGTGATAATGGGACAACCGGAGACACAACGGATACAGCTACAGATTCAACTAACATGGCTAACGTTAACAGTAATATTACAGATAACGGCAAAACTACAAACAATACAATAGCTAACAGCTTAGAAGAATATAGTGAAAATGTAATAGGCAAACAAGGAACAACTTCTTACAGTAAATTATTACAAGAGTTCAGAGAAACTTTCTTAAACATTGATATGCTTGTTATAGACGAACTAAGTGAGTTATTCATGGGTGTCTACTAGGAAGGAGGTTGTATGGAAGGTTCAGTTAAACCATTAAGAATGTGGTGTCAGATGGTATTGCCATTGGTTTATGATGATTCGTTAAGTACTTATGAAGCACTTTGTAAAATATCATATAAGCTTAATGAAGTTATAACTGTTGTAAATAGTTTTGGTGATGATTTTAAAGATTATACAGATCAACAAATTGATGCTTAAAGAAATGAGATGAATAATCTTATCAATAAAACTATTAATGACGTGAACGCTAGCCTTAACGCTCTACAACAAAAAGTTGATGGACAATTGGCTGAAAACAAAGCTCAGATGAATGCATTACAAAACTATGTTGATTCTGAATTGGCTAGTGAAAAAGCGTGGGTAATTAAGCAGATATCAGATTTGCAATCTAATATTAACGATCAGGTTAAGTATCTAAAGGATTATATTGATTCACAAGATACTATTTTAAGAAATTATATCGATGAACAGATTCAGAAAATTATTGATATGATTCCTGAAATAACTAGCCCTATTGTTATGAATCCTATCACAGGAAAAATGGAAAAGTTACAAGATACACTTAATTATCTAACTAACGTATTTAGGTATTTCGCTTTTACCGCTCAGGACTATGATAATGAACAACTAACAGCGGCAGAATATGATGCATTAAATATCACAGCGTTTGACTTTGATATTTATGGACTTAAAATTATTCACAAAGATGATAGGTTCTATATGAGAAGTCCTGTGACTGGTGAAGTTGTGTTCTACAAAGATGTGATACATTGGTTAATTACTCAACACAAGGAAAATGCGTTAACAACTCAGGGTTACGATAACTTGGAACTTACCGCTTCTAATTACGACGGAAAAGGTATAACAGCGTTTGATTTTGATTTTAACGGCATAGCCGCATAAAGGAGGAAAATAATATGAGTTTTACAAACAAAACACCTAACTATAATTTACCTCAGTGGTTAGGAACAGATAAGCCATCTTATTTGGTGGACTTTAATAATGCTTTTTCTGATATTGATACCGGGATGAAGAATAACAAGGATACTGCTGATAACGCAAGTGCTACGGCTAGTACAGCTTTAACAACAGCTCAATCAGCACAGGAAACAGCCACTACGGCTAGTGGGTTAGCTAGTCAGGCAGTTGAGGCGGCTAATAATGCAACTACTATCGCTAATAATGCTAATACTCAGTCTGGAACAGCGCTAACAAATGCTAATACAGCCCTTGATAAAGCTGATAGCGCTTTATCAAGATACAAATATGTTGAAACTGATCAAAATATGATTGTTGGCCCTGGTCTTACAATTAATAACACAATAACAGAGTATTCACCTCTTAAAAGACTTATGTTATTTTACTACCCGGGTTTAAAACTTATGGAAATATCTTATTGTGTAAAAGCTTCCGGAACACCAACAAGTTATACGCCAAATTTAACTTCTAATGCGTTAAACGATTTTAAGATTTTAAAATTACCGTTCACATGTACTGGTGGTTTATCAACTCCAACATATTTACTATATCTAACAGACGCTGGAACAATAAAATATGCTTATGCAACAATTAGAAATATTAATGGCGAAACATGGGTGTGTGTAACACATGACGGAACTACACCTAGGACAATTCCTAGTGATGCTATTTTACAGACATTTATATGGTTTAATGTTGATGCCTTAGGTGAAATAACATTAGATGGATGGGAAAAAATATCTTAAATTATAAGAGCTGACCTTAATGGTTAGCTCTTTTTAATTTTAACCTTAACCCTCCCAATGGGGAAACTGGTGAGGGGGTCCGGGAAATCAGAAGGGC